AGTATTTAAAATAAAAGAAACAGAGCAAGGTTTAGAAAAAACATTACAAAAACCAGATTTCTGGAAACCACCTAAGAGTGATAATTTTAAAAGAGTTTCTAGGTCTATAGAAGTTTTATATACTGGTGCTAAGGTTTTAGGATTAGGTGACACTATGCTTGAATGGAAATTAGCAGAAAATATGACAAGACCTTTAGCTGATACTACTAAGGTTAATATGAATTACGTAATATCTGCACCAAGAATGTATCAAGGTCGTATAGAATCAATAGTAAGTAAAACAATTAGTTTTGCTGACATGATACAAATAACACATTTAAAATTACAACAAGTTCTAGCTCGAATAGTTCCAGACGGGGTTTATGTAGATGTTGATGGTTTAGCCGAGGTTGATCTTGGTAATGGAACAAACTATAATCCATCGGAAGCATTAAACATGTATTTTCAAACTGGTAGTATTGTAGGTAGATCTTTAACTCAAGACGGAGATCCTAACAGAGGTAAAATACCCATACAAGAATTACAAAGTTCTAATGGTATGTCTAAAGTTCAAGGAATGATACAAACTTATCAGTATTATCTTCAAATGATTAGAGACGTGACAGGATTAAATGAAGCTAGAGATGGTAGTATGCCAGATAAAGATTCTTTACTAGGTTTACAAAAATTAGCTGCAGCAAATTCAAATGTAGCAACAAGACACGTTTTACAATCACTTATGTATATGACTGTTAGAACTTGTGAAAACATTAGCTTAAGGGTTTCAGATATGTTAAATTTTCCATTAACTAAAGATGCTATGGTTAAGAGTATTAATACTTTTAATACTGCTACGCTAGTGGAAATAAAAAAACTTCATTTACACGACTTTGGAATATTTTTAGAATTAGAGCCGGATGAAGAAGAAAAAGCTCAATTAGAAAAAAGTATACAAGTAGCTTTACAGGCTGGTAATATTGGATTAGAAGATGCTATTGATCTTAGAAATGTATCTAATATAAAACTTGCTAATCAAGTATTAAAACAAAAACAAAGACAAAAAAAAGAAGCAGATAGAGCAGCTCAATTAGAAAATATAAAAGCTCAAGGTGAGGCAAATCAAAAAGCATCTGAAGCAGCTGCACTAGCAGAAGTTCAAAAAGAACAAGCAGTAGCTCAAACAAAAATACAAATTGAGCAAGCTAAAATTCAGTTTGAAATACAAAGAATGGAGCAAGAAGCAATTATTAAAAAACAATTAATGGCTGAAGAGTTTCAATATCAATTGCAATTAGCGCAAGCAGAACAAGAACGTCAAACAAATAGAGAGGCGGAAATAGAAGATCGTAAAGATAAAAGAACAAAAATACAAGCAACTCAACAAAGTGAGATGATCTCTCAAAGACAAAACGACACTTTACCTACAAACTTTGAATCAGAAAATGATTCATTAGGTGGATTTGGATTAGAACAATTCGGATCATAGTTTATTATTAATTTTATATTATCATATTATGTCAAAAAAAGAAGAAGTAAAAGAAGCAATACCTGCTAAACAAGAAGGTGATTTTAAAATAAAGTCAGCAAAAAAAATGAAAGATCTTAGTGAACCTCAAGGTCAAGAAACACATAAAGTAGTTTTAAATAAAAAAGACGAAGAAAAATATGCCATTCAAAAACAAGAAGCAAATGCAGGCAATGTGCATGTCAAAAAACAAGAAGACAAAGGCAGTGTGCAAGAAGTGGTTGAAGAAATACGGGCCACCAATGAAGATGCTGTTGAAAAGCAAGAGGTAGATTCGCCTATACAAGAAATAACTGATGAAACAGATAACACTAACAAGGATGGAGTGGCAGGAAGCGATGAAACTACCACTACCTTATCAGAACAAAAAGAAATATTACCGGAAGCTCAAACACAAAAGCTCCCTGAAAATATAGAAAAACTAGTTAAATTCATGGAAGAAACAGGTGGGAACGTGACAGATTATGCACGTTTAAATGCTGACTATAGTAAAGTAGATAGCGAAACACTTTTACATGAATATTACAAAGCAGCTAAACCACATCTTAATGGAGAAGAAAGAGGATTTATAATAGAAGACTCTTTTTCATTTGATGAGGAATTAGATGAAGCAAGGGAAGTTCGAAAGAAAAAACTTGCGTATAAAGAAGAGGTTGCAACAGCCAGGAACTTTTTAGAAAATCTTAAGCAAAAATACTACGACGAAATCAAGTTGAGGCCCGGCGTAACTAAAGATCAAAAAATAGCAAATGACTTTTACAACAACTACAATGAAGAACAAAAAGTAAATAAAGAAAAACACGACAGGTTCATTACTAAATCTAAAGAACTTTTAAACAATGATTTCAAAGGTTTTGATTTTAATGTAGGAGATAAAAAATTTAGATATAATATTAAAGACCCTGTTAATGTTGCCGATAGTCAAAGTAATATTTCAAATTTTATAGGAAAGTTTCTTAATAAAAAAGGCGAAGTAATTAAACACAAAGAATATCATAAAGCTTTATATACGGCACAGAATGCTGATACTTTAGCCCAGCATTTTTATGAACAAGGTAAAACTGATGCAATTAAAAATCAGCTAGCTAGTTCTAAAAATATAAGTACTCAACCTCGCAAAACTGTTGATGGTAATGTATTTGTTAATGGATTAAAAGTAAAAGCAATTAGTGGCCTTGATTCTTCAAAACTTAAAATTAAAAGAAAAACATTTAACTAAAAAAACAATAAATTATGTCGATTTTTCCACAATTTGGCTCAATAGTTCCTGCTCCTAACCAGCAACTACTAGCCAGTAACTACCTTCAATTTAATCAAGGTGGTGCTAATGCAAATGATTTTGCACAGCAATATTTACCAGAAGTATATGAACAAGAAGTAGAGCGTTATGGAAACAGAACGTTATCAGGATTCTTACGTATGGTAGGAGCAGAAATGCCTATGACTTCAGATCAAGTAATATGGTCAGAACAAAACAGATTACACATAGCATATGATGGTTGTGTAAGTAATCAAGTTAACGCTATTACTATTCCTGTGCCAACAGCACCGGGCGTAACAAGAAACGTTATAAGTCCAGGTCAAACTATAGTAATTTTAGATGACGCTGGTAACGAAGCCAAGGCTGTTGTTACTGCTTCAAACACTGCAACTGGTGTTTTAGCTGTTGCTCCATATTTAACAACTACTTTAGCCGCTTTAACTGCTACAGTTAAAATATTTGTATATGGTTCTGAATTTGTTAAAGGTGCAGGTACTGCAAACGCAGGCGCTGGAGCTTTAGTTCAGAATAATGCTTTACAGCCTCAAGTTACTATTAACCCAGCATTCACACAATTTTCTAACTCACCAGTTATTATTAGAAACGTTTACACAATAAACGGATCTGATATGGCACAAATCGGTTGGGTTGAAGTTGCTACTGAAGACGGTACTACTGGTTACTTATGGTATTTAAAAGCTGAATCTGAAACAAGATTACGTTTTGAAGACTATCTAGAAATGGTATGTGTTGAAGGTGAATTAGCAACTGCTGCTCTTGGTGCTGGTTCTGCTGTAAATGCAGGATTTAAAGGTACTCAAGGTTTATTCTCTGCAATTAGCACTAGAGGTAACGTTGAAGTAGGATTTGATGCAGGCGGAGGTCTTGATGACTTTGATGAAATACTTAAAAACCTTGACACACAAGGGGCAATTGAAGAAAATATGTTATTCCTACAAAGAGGAGTTTCATTAGACTTTGATAATATGTTATCACTTGTATCAGCTGGATCAGCTGGAGGTACTGCATATGGATTATTTGAAAACTCTGAAGAAATGGCATTGAATCTAGGATTCAGTGGTTTCCGTAGAGGATCTTATGATTTTTATAAGACTGACTGGAAATACTTAAATGACGCATCAACACGTGGTGCTATAGCTGGTGTTTCTTCTATCGAAGGTGTTTTAATTCCTGCTGGAACTTCAACAGTTTACGATCAGATCTTAGGTACTAACATCAGACGACCATTTTTACACGTACGTTATAGAGCTTCTCAAACAGAAGACAGACGTATGAAATCTTGGTTGACTGGTTCTGCTGGTGGTGCTATGACTTCAAATCTTGATGCTATGGAAGTAAATTTCCTATCTGAAAGATGTTTAGTTGTACAAGCTGCTAACAACTTTGTTTTATTCCAAGGAATTTAATATTCATGTAGAGATAAGGGTGTCATTGGCACCCTTACTTTACTTTTTAACTATTTAATTATATCATATTATGAAAAAACAAGCTAGAATCCAACCAGATGGTTGGGAAATTAAAGATAGAACTTACCTTTTGCAAGGTGTACTATCTCCTTTAACTTATAGAATACCCTCAAAGCATACCCAAAGACAACCTTTGTTATGGTTTGATGAGATTAATAATGAACAAAAAGAATTAAGATACGCTACAAATCAAAATTCGCCATTTAAAGATGAACAAAAAGGCGAAGCAACTTTAGGTCATATAATATTTAAAGATGGTTCTTTAACAGTTTTAAAGAAAAATCAAGCATTGCAAAAAATATTATCAATATATCATCCATTAAATAATATAAAATATAGAGAGTTTGATACTGTTGAAGTTGCTAAAGATGAACTAGTTGATTTAGAATTAGAAATAGATGCTTTAAACATTGCTAGAAATATTGATGTTGACCAAGCTGAGGCAATACTAAGAACAGAAATGGGTTCTAAGGTGTCAGAGATGAGTTCTAAGGAAATCAAAAGAGATTTACTTATATTTGCTAAGCAAGATGCTAAACTATTTTTAAACTTAGCTAAAGATGAAAATGTTCAACTTAGAAATTTTGCTATTAAAGCAACTGAAGCTGGAATAATAGTCTTAGATAATGATCAAAGAACG